GGCTTGGACTCGCAGAGAGAGATGCGCCCTGCTGAAGAGCCTGGAACTGAGAGTTCTCACCATACTTGGCATCGGGTAGGTCCTTTAGCGCCTGGGCTGGGCCACCATCGGTACGCTTACTCAGCGCTCCCGGACCCGACACCCCTGCTGGGTTCTGTGGAGGTGGCATCATACTTCCCTGATACTAGCATCTCGATTTCACGAGATGCCTGTTCGGCAAAAGCCTGGCGGTTACGCTCGGCTCGATACTTAGCTAGAGACTCTTCAGTCAGAGAGTCGAAAAAATTGGTGAAGGCCTTGAAGAGATCCCCGATCAGTTCAAAGAACGCTCCGAGGATCAGCCACTTCGTTCCCTTCTTGGGGGAACCTGGTGGTGTTGCAAGAACCGGTACCTCGTCTTCGTCGTCATCATCGAACGGGGATCGCATCAGGATTAGCCTCCGTAACCTGCACTGCTGCGCTCGGTTCCACGGTCACCTGGTCCAGATCCCTGGCCAGGGTTGTAAGTTCCACCAACTGGTGCAGAGCGGAATCCACGGATTCCCTCACCCATACCCTTGTTTGCAACGCCAGTTCCACCAGCCATAGCAGTGAAGTCCATAGCGTGACCATCTAGACCGTCACTGTCAATCAGGCCAGTGTAACTGGACTCGATAGCACCAGTATTCGCTGGGGCCTGCCCAGACTCGAACGTGTGCTCATCAACATAGTGAACCGGTCCCATGTCACCCTGGCGAGGGGGAGTTGGGGGAGTTGCATCGCCGTAGTCGGCGCGGGGCATCTGGCGCCCACCTGGGTTAGCCATACTATCCTACCTTCTGGCCGCAGCAAGCGGTCTTCATGTGTTCTGGTGTCTTGCCCTTGGCAGGAACTACATTCGCTACCTTGGTACGCGCCCCACACAGTTCACAACCGGCAGGGTTTTCATAGAGACGGAACGCTCGTACAAAGCGCTCATCCTCGATGTTGATGTCCTGGGACACCATAATCTTCTTTAGTCGTTCTAGGTCCGCGTTCACGCTGGAATCGTCCTCTTCACGTTAGCTTGTAGATTCGGGTTGCCACTCCCACCAGATAGGCCACTAAGCATCTGCATAATATCCTGCTGCTGCGGAGCCTGAGGCGGAGCGCCTGGAGGCCCCTGTGGGGCTCCTGGAGGACCCGGAGGTCCACCCATACCAGGAGGACCCTGCTGGGCCGTCTGGTCCTGTCCTGGAGGCGCTGGAGGTGGCGCCCAAGCCTTGAGGATCGCCTCATGTAGAGGAACCCCGCGCTCGCGCTCTGTCATAACCTTAGCGAGCTTAGTGATCGTGTCTGTAGGATCCGCTCCCTGCGCAGCCATCGCCGGGATCGCCATAGCGGTCTGGGCTAGCATCTGCTTCAAAGAATCAGTCATCTCTTCAGTATCGATCTGTTCCATGACCTGGTCTACGTTGACATCGAACGGCAGCTGTCGCAGTGCGAAGTCACGACTAATGAGCTTGTCGCCTCGGGCCTGGAGTAGGAATACAAGGGCCCGGTTGGGGTCCATTCCCGCTGCCATCCCATACGTAACATCAACCTGATAGACGCCTGCAATATCACGCGACGGAACATAGGTCTCCTCGAACTGCTGACCGTTAACCTGAACACGGATGAAGCGACGCTTCTCTGGCCAGAACTTCTCATCCATTTCGAATGCAGCACCAATAGCGCGGCGTAGCGCGTCACCAAGAATCAGCTGATAAGTGCGAACCTTGGAGTCGATGGTACCCATCAGCTCTTCCATACCACGACCAGTAACGATCGAGCCTGGAGACTTTCCGGTTGCACCCTCAGGGAAACGAGCACCGACAGTGATGTCCTGATTCAGGATCTCCCCCTGCTGCCACGCCGCTGGAGGCATGTCAGCGATAGGGTAGTGAATCTTCTCACCGTTGTTAGTGCGAATGACACGGTCGGGTCCGAATGGAATCTGGACCACGTCGCTCGGTACAACGAGCGGCGAGTTAACACCCTTCTTGGCCGCTCGCATACCCATCTGGGCGAAGACGGCGCGGGCGATCTGAATCCAGATCACATCATCATACGCGCCGCGATTCTCGTCGTCAAACTTCGGCGCCTCAGCGACGAACACCGGACAACGCCCGAACTTGTTCTCCATGCGCAGAAGTTCTAGGTTGTCCCTGGAAGGGACGAACCAGATCATGGTCTCATCATCCATGTAGTTGACAAGCTCTAGCTTCTGGTTACTCTCGGCGTGAGTACCCGCGCGTAGCGCGTTAGCGAGATGTGGAAACTTCGCACAGAGCGAGTCCACGTCGGAGTCGTACACCTTGAAGAAGTAGCGCGTACGGGCGTATACATCTAGTTCGTAGTAGCAGCCCAGCGGATTCTCAAAGCGTAGTCGGGGACCCGCGTCAGCGTACGCATCACCAAAGTGAGGCTCTAGTACGATTGGCAGGAAGCTGTAGGTATTGAGCCAATCTGCTGCTTCCACCAGATTGACCTTGATGCGGCTGTTCTCCAGGTAGTTGTGCGCAATCAGCGTGCGACGCTGAGCGTACTTCTTCTGACGGTCACTGACCATCACACCTGTAGTACAAGATACAGTGGGCATAACTCCGATTTGTTCGGAGCTATACTGAGCCGCGACATTGATGATGTTGGAGACGATGGGCTTCGGGAAGTCATCGGCTAGTAGCCCTGGGGCTACGCGGTCAAGCTCGGATGCGCGAACAGCGCGAACCTCGTTCATACGGAGGTCACGCAGATAGTAGCGTAGGCGAGTCGCTGCTACCTTCTTAGCGATCTCGTAAACTGTGGCCATTAACCCTCCCACCAGCGGGCGTCATTAACGATAGTCGGCTCTGGTAGGTCGGGCATACTTGAGAAGCCCTGCGAGGCCTGGTACCAGTCGATGTTGATTACTACTTGCTCTTCACGTTCGCGCTCGGAAAGCCAACCTGCGTCCCAGTGTGCGGAGCCATCCTGGAAGTCGAGAAGTTCGCGGCAGCGAATCTCGCAGAACCACAGAGCCATCACGCAGTCCTGGACAGGTGCCTTGTTCATGGTAGGCGTAGGGTACCATGCAACCAGCTGCTCGACAAGGGCTTGGATTCCAGCGTGGTTCCTTCGGGACGGAAGCTCGATGGCGTTGTGTCCCTGTTCGTGTCCCTTGAACAGGTTGGCCATCGTAGCCACACCCCACTGTGTATCCCACTTGTTCTTTCCTGTCGTGTGTGCGGACATACGGACACCCCTGGATGCCATCCAGGTTCTCAGGTCCTCGTCCTGGAGGATACTAGCCTGGTAGGCGTTGGATTCGATGCGCCATTCATTCACTCCGTAACGTCGAGTCCATTCCTTCATAACCGCCGCTGTTTGGGCGGGAAGGGCTCCGTGCTGATTCCATACGTCTAGAACATATCTACGGCCGGTAGAGAGATCTGCTCCCACGACAACCATAGCTGTGTAGTTGGTGGCTGCCGGGTCAAGCCCTGCAACCACATAAAGCCCCGCCATTCCTTCTGGACGGACACCAGGGAAACCAGGGACAATAACACCGGGAAGTCGTCCGCCATTGGTACACCCGTCGATCTCGGCCTGCGTGAAGGTGGTGCTCTGACTGATCTGAGCTTGCATGTAAACACGAGACCATGTCTCCGCACTCATCTGATTGCGCTTCTCGGCAAGAGCCGGCCCGTTCCACATGGGATATAGACCCTGCTCATTGGGCTCGACCTTGTCGAGTCCCATAGGCTCAACGTTGGTCCACGGCCACAGGGTAACCCAGTCCTCAGGGTCATCATGCATCTCCAGCACAGCGGGCTGGGACAGATAAGTGAAAGGGGATTCCCCGGTGACATACCACTCTGGCTTTCGGATCTCGGAGTACAGATCCTGGGCGGCGAGTCGGGTGCCAACGATGATAAGCTTACCTGTTCCCGG